ATTACGCGTCATACTTTTGACACCCACTGTCATTTGCTTGACGCTTCCTTAGTGATACTTTTGTCAGTTTATGCTTGTCAAGTCTTTTTTTGTCTTCGCTCGGTTTCCTGGCTCTCTTACTTCGCGCCGCCCATGCGTCAAATTCCTGACGCTTTACGTGATGAAGTTATCGAGGAGGTTAGGCAGGCATAGATCACCTATACATATCAAGTGAATAGTGTGCATAATTAGCTACGTTTTCGGACCATTCGTGTTTTTGTATGTCGTTTATAATCAGTCACTTCCATCGTCTTTTTGCATATTCACTGATGCCTCTGTAGAGCTATTATCGCGTCTCTGGTGAGACGTTTTCTCGCTAAGCCACCTACCCCTTACCGGCCTGCCGATCGTCGCTCCTGGGCGAAATCGGTCTAACGACCTGTTTCGATTCCATTCGCTCATCTGTGCAAGGCTGAGTTTTAATCCTTGACACTGAATAAATCTTGGTTTACCGTCTGTGCTCATGGAAACCGAAGTCGTCAACAAAGCCGTGAACGTCAAGAACGTGCCGGTGCATCTCTGGCAGCGCCTGAAGGTCCAAGCCGCTGTCGAGGGCATCACAATCCAGGCCGCGCTGGCCAAAGCCATCGAACAATACGTTTCAGCGGCATAGCCTGTGGCTGGAGATAAGCTCCTTGCCGAGTGGTTTTGGGTCGATCGCTGGATGGGCTCCAGTGGCTTCCTCTTGCCAATTGAGCCTCGCGGCCTCTACCGCGAGATGTTGACCCAAGCCTGGCGCCGACACGCTCGCCTGCCAAATAATCACGAATCCATCCGTCGAGCTGTCGGTTGCACGCTCGAGGAATGGAACCGATGCTGGCCGGCAGTGTCACACTATTGGCGCGAAGACGGTCTATTCCTCGTAAATGACACACAGTTAGAGATTTATCAAGAAACAAAAGATTTATCAGCGAAGCGTTCTGAGGCTGGCCGTCTTGGAAATCAAAAGAGATGGTCGCAAGACACATCGCAAAACGATCGCAACGTCATCGCAAACGTCATCGCAAAACCGTCGCCTCCGTCTCCGTCTCCGTCTCCGTCTCCGATCTCTGTCTCCGACTCCAAAAGAGAGAAAAAAGCGCCTTCCGGCGCGTCTCTCTCGCCTGCGGCGCTTCCACAACGAAAAACAAACGGAACTCCCGCCAAAGACCCGTTCTTGGACCCAATCGTGACCGAACGGGCTGGCCGATTTGTGGAGCGCTACGGCGAACTTTACGCATCGAAACGCAATGGTGCTCGCTACGCCTCAAAAATTCATCGCGACTATGCCGCAGCGGTCACATTGTGCCAAACCTGGCCGGATGACGAGCGACTAGACAAACTCGCGATCTGTTTTTTGACGACCGACCATAAATTTGCGGAAGAAGGCTCGAGAACGATACCGCAGTTTCTCGCGCTGGCCTCATGGTGTGACGGCAAACTCGCAGAGTGGGAAAAAGACAAGCAAAAACGGAGTGCATCGTGAGTCTGAGCGAAACGATCTTGGCCGCTCTACGCGAGCGGGCCCAAATGAAGGCCGAAGGCGTCTCTGGTATCGAACTCGAGCGAGCATTTGAGCAAGTGGTGCGAGATGCGTGGCCGAAAGGCCGCGAATGGTTTTACATCTGCAACTCTTGCGACGATACCGGATGGGAATATCTCCAGTGTCCAGGCGATGACACCTGTGGGCCGTCCACATGGCGTCCCGCTGCGAATATGCCCTGTCCTCACCGACCTCGTAAACCGCACGCTGCGCACTCCTACGTCCGAGTCTGCTTCTGCGCGAAAGGTCGCGAACTGCGGCAATCACCAAGCGGTGAATCGGCAGATTTCTCAAGCGCAACGAAGAGCAAACCACGCAAGTTTTCTCGTTTCGGCAGTGAATAGCGGCGAAAGAGTGGATGCCCTACTCGGAGTCTGAGTGATTTCATGTGCAGTGTCCGACTTGCAAAGTCTCGATGGTCTATAAAGGCCGACTCCGTGATGTCCTCATCCCCAGCAACGATAAAATCTGGCGATGTCCGAAATGTGGTGTCATCGTGATTGAGAAAATATACCGTGGAGTTTGAATGATGACTTTGTGGACTAATTTTCTGGCTGAATCAATCGATGCTAAACGAAAGCGGTTCCGATTGACGCATCCTGCGAAACGCGGTCAGTTATTGATGATTGGCGGTGAACTGATGCTCGTAAAACATCAGCATCGCGATGGTTCGATCACTGTCGAGCGCGGGATTGAAGCGGTCGATCATCGCATCTTGGATTCAGCGCCACATGGCGATCCGAAAGACTTCGCATCGCCCTATCGTGATTCTCCAGAGGAGGAGCCGCAATGACTGAACTGGAACAAATCAAACAGCGCATGCGCGAGCATTACTCACGCGGGCTCGGTGAGCCAGTTGGCCTTCCACGAGTGGTATGGGTTGATGATACGAAATTTCTGATCGGTGAAGTGGAACGACTTCAGCGATTGCTTGACATGAAATCAGAATACGCATCCATCGAAAACCTAGCTCGATTGGAAGCGCAGAGTCATGTGAAAGGCGACGAATGAGAACCATCTTCGCGTCTCTGTTCGTGCTGATGTCCGCGAATCCGATCGCAGCGACTCCGTTTCGTGACACGCTGAAATGGACCGCCCTAGAGAGCGCCGGACAGCTCGCTGGCGACCATCTGTCCTCATGGTATTTCGACAATCACACGCGCTCGTGCTTTGAAAACAATCCGATGCTCACCAGGCCTGATCAGCGCTATGACGTAGGCAGGGGCTGGGCGTTCAACGCGCTCACCATCGGATCGTTGAGCACGGTTCTTTACGTCGCAAAGAGGACGCACCATCCACGATTGGAAACCGCGACGAAGATCGCGATGGGCCTGGGTGCCGCGTCTGGAACTGCCTTCGGTCTGCGGAATCTGATCGGCTGTGCAGGGAAGCCGATGAAGTGGGCGAGCGACTAATGACTGACGAACTTGAACTGAGCGGAAATCCAAGCAGCGAGCGGCCATCGCAGGTGATTAAGCAACTCAAAGCGCTGGCCTTGAGATTTGAATCGGAAGACTTCAAGACGGCTTGGGTGCAATTGATTCCAGAAGATTGTCCGTGTTGCGTGCAATCGCTGTTTGACGATGCCGCGACGATGCTCACGGCATTCGCTGAGACTCCAGAAGGCGCCGAGTTAGAGCAACTCTGGATGCCACACTATCCGAAGGCTAAAAGCTAATGAAACGAAAGAATCCACATGCCGTCGCGCTCGGGCGAAAAGGCGGCAGCGTCAAGAGCAAACTCAAGTCAGAGACCGCTCGCCGCACGCTCGCAGAGAACCGCAAAAAGCGCTGGCTAAAAGAACAGTTGACACGTAACGCTTCCTGATTTAGGATTCGCGCATGGAGAAACACATGAGCGCATTACTGTGTGGCTGTGACCGAGAAGCGCACCATATCTGTGCGCATCATCTGGAAGAAGCTCAGATGATGCAGAACGTGGCGATGCCTTACAGCGCCCCTAAGATGGCGGCGGCGGAAGCCTTCGAGTCAGAAGCGGTGCGGATTGCGCAGCGCACGGCGGCGAAGTTTCAGGAACGGCTGGCGGCGGAACGCACAATGGCCGACACCGTGGCCGTCAAGAGCGATGATGAACTCTCCATCCTGACCTCGCAGATTCGCGCACTGAATGCGCTCGTGCAAAAAGAGCAGCGCGATAACGAACGCCTCATCCAGGAATGCAAGGAATTGCATGACATGAAAGGTCGCAATGCGCTCCTCGAATCGATGCTCTCGCGAGGAGAAACAAAACTTTCAGAGGAGAACGCACTGCTCCGTCGTAGCCTTAGTGTGCTCAATACACGCATTGAAGAACTAGAACATAGCCGCGATATGTATCAGGACAATATCGCCGTCATCAACCGCATCGCCATCGTGCTTCGGAACTTCTACTATGCGGAGTTATCGCTGAGTAGTGTGCAGCCCATCATCGCGCTCGCGATGGAATTGAATCCTGAAATCGTGGAGAAACTGCGATGAGTTTTCTTGATGCAAAAGAGCATGAGAGGCTCATGCCGAATGATGTGGTGACGCGGTTGTGCCGATTGGCGACGAGAGTCGCGACAGAGCATTACAACAACAGTGAAGCTTCGGATTGCTTCTGTGACCATGCCGTCGATGCCACGAGCTTGGAGCGGCGCAATATGTTTGCACCGATAGGGATGTCCGACTATCGATTCAGTGAGAAAGTGCTGCAGTTCATCGAAAAAGCAGTCGATGAATATCTCTTGAAGGAGCATGGCAATGACTGACCTTGAGATTTTCTGGTGGGGTGTCGGCTGCGTGATGCTCTCCGGTCTTGGTGGGACGTTGTTCGCATGGATCTTCTTTGGTGGCGCTCGAGCGCTGGACCATCAGGAAGAGGGACAACGCGCCACACTGAATGCCGTCATGAAGCTCAAGGCGAAGCGATGACGGGCCTATCGCTCGATGAACTGTCGGCGGTTGCAAAGACGCGGCCTTCCGTGATTTGCGACTATTGCCGCGAACCCATCGTGCATGACGGCGATACATGGGTCCATGTGCGAACCGGCCTTGATGCTCACTGGCGCACACGCGAATGTCGGCCACTCTGCAAGACATGCGGCGGACCAGCGACGAAAGCTATCGGCGGCGAGTGCTACGACGGCTGGAACGGCGGCTCGATTCGCTTCAAGATCGATCACTTCATGTGCGATACATGTCCACAGGGCTGGCAAGGCATTGTCGAGCGGGTGCGCTGATGCCGATGGATCTGCTTCGCGTTGATCTGGTGGATGCTTGGGAAGGCGTGGCTGGAGGCAAGCCGGTCTGGATTGTGCGCGGCACAACCGTGGAAGAACAGCCGCGAGTTCTCAAGGTGCTGACCATCAACGACCTGCATGCCTCACTCTGTGAACGAGCGCAGAAGACGAATCAACTGGTGTGGATTGGCTGGCGCGATGGACGGGCCGGATCGAAGTTGATTACGACGGTGAAACTGGATGACTCAAAATTTCAAGCGGAAGAAGCCCGGTCCAACCTCGAGATACCGCGCTAAGCGACGGAGAGCCGAGGGACCAGTGGCGAAGCGTGTTAGGCAGCAATGCGATGACCGCGACGGCTACTGCCGTATGGGGCGTGCTGTGATGGGGTTCAACGATGACACATGGACGGTCAGGTCTGCCGTTGATGCGTGCGAAGGTCCATCACAGTGGGCGCACCTCGGAGACGGCACGCGAGCGAAGACACGCGGAATGAAGCCCGAACAGCGGCACCGTACGACGCATAGCCTGATGTTGTGCAGACTCCACCATGACCGCTACGACGGGCGGGACTATCCGAGGCTGACGATTCGAGCATTGACCGAGAGCGGTGCTGACGGTCGACTGGAGTTTTCATGACGAATCATCTGCGTCGTCTATGGTGCGGCTGGCGCGGCCATGATTGGGTGCTGATCTTCACATGGGATCGACTCTCGCTCCATTGCGTCACTTGCGATCACGATTCTCCAGGCTGGGAGATTCATTAATGGACTTAGAAGCATGGCAATTCAGAGCGCATATCGCACTGATTATTGTTGTTGCGGTAGTCGCTTTGCTTGCGATTGTAAAACTTGGACCATGATGCTGCGGAATATCTCGCTTCCATTCGCCGGCAATACCACAATGGCAAGGCATGCCTCATGGACTGGCGCCAAGGCCGCTGAAGCGACATGGACCGCACGCCAGAGTGCCTATCTCCAGTTGATCAATCAGGCTGGCGCACTGACCGATCAGGAAGCCGCAGCGCTGCTGAAATGCCAACTCTGCTCCGTGAACAGCGTGCGAAATGGGATCGAGAAACTCCGGCGCCAAGCCGGGCTCGAGCCGATGTTCATCGCAGATGGATTCGACGCACATCATTTCACCGATGCGAGCGGGAAAGCACACACCACACGGCGCACGCGCTGGAGGCTCGCATGAATGAATTTATCATCGTCTGGGGTGGGAGTCACAAGAACGCTGATGCGGATTTGCTGTGTGTCTATCCCGCGCATGTTCCAGATCCGGCTGAAGCGATCCTCTTGCCGCCAATCAGACATAATCGTCGGCAAGAACGAGAGCGCGTCATGGCCTTACTGGCTGATCGCGAATCGTGGCCCATCAAGGAGCTGCGACAGAAGGTGGGGATGCCACGTATCGACCTACAGATCGTCTTGCAAGTTCTGAAGGCGAATGGATCGATCCATTCAACCGCCTATGGTTGTGTGGCACTGAATCGCGAGAAGTAAAGCTAATGGCCACTCGAGGCTGGGCAGATGTCACGTCTGCGGATGTGGCGAGGCTCACGAACAAACAGCAAGCGGTGAAGCCATCCAAGTATCGCAATGTGAAGACGATCGCGGACGGGCAGCAATTCGATTCTAGACGTGAAGCGGATTATTGGCTGCTCTTGAAAGCGCGTGAGAGCCTTGGAGAGATTACCGGACTTCGCCGGCAAGTGCGATTCGAGTTGTGTTGTCCTGATTGCCTGAAGCCAACGATGCGGTTCGTGGTTGCGCACTACATCGCTGATTTCGTCTATGAAGCGAATGGGATGACGCATGTGCTCGATGCGAAAGGCAAGCGGACGCAGATGTATCTTTTGAAAAAAAAATGGCTGGAGCTACAGAGTGGCATCGTCATTCAAGAGGTATAGGCCATGAGTAACCGGGAGGGCGTCGATGGCGGCCAGTCTCAACGCCTTGCGCTGAGGCGGTTCTGTCGGACGGAAGCGCGAGCGGCTCGCGGGAAGTTACTACTGCTGAAAGGGCAGTTTGATCGAGGCTATTGGCTTGGTATCTCACACGCCTATGAAATGTTATTGAAGCACAAATTAAGGAAGCCATGACTCCTCCAGAGGGCGTCGAGGGCGGGACGAGCGAGCGCGGCCAGTGGCAATCATGAGGAGATGGAGCGTCTACGCATCGCAAATGGAGGCAGGTCCATGACTGACGGCGTCCTGACGGCAGAGGCACGGCAGAAGATTCATCGTTACACCATCACCAGCGAGGGCGCATCGCTGGGTTATTTCCGACTCGTGGAAGACGCTAACGGCGCATGGGTGACATGGGCTGAAGTTGAAGCCCTGCTCTCTCGCTGGCGTTCAGCGCACGGGAGCCGAGATGCAGGAGGCAGCAATGGGATGTGATATTCACGCGTTCGCGGAGACACGTCAGCCAGACGGTTCATGGCAGAAGGTGGGCGAGGTGTTTCCACTCGACAACTGGGCGTCCGAGTACCACAAGAAATCGCACAGCGATGAGTTCTACAACGTGCGGAACTACGGCGTCTTCGGGTTTCTCGCTGGTGTCAGGAATTACAGCGCCATCCCACCCCTGAGTGATCCGAAAGGACTCCCCGTCGATCTATCGCCAGCGGTTCGCGAGAAGACTGAAGACTGGGACGGTGACGGACATTCGTGGTCATGGCTGGCGCTCGGAGAGTTGACGACTCCAGATTATGACGCGCAAGTGTGGGACCGCCGTTATACGCGGCAGGAAGGGCCAAACTACTGGAACGGTGCGGCGACGGCACTAGAGACAGAGCATGAACTGGGCACCCGAGAATCATTGCGCAAATTTCTCGGTGAGCATTATTTCAAGCATCTCGACGTGTTGAAGTCCCTTGGTGGCCCCGAAGATGTTCGCATCGTCTTTTGGTTCGACAATTAGCCACATTCGGCGCACGGGAGCGAACAGGAATGACTCACATGAGCGAATGTTTTGCGGGATTGCCAGAGCATCTACAACCATCAAACCTTCCACGCGCCCAGTCCGCGCACGGGAGCACGACCGCGACCGAGCCCCCACAGCCGACAGCGGAATATCGTGAGCAACTACGAAAACACATTGCCGCAATCGATGGTAGGCGCCCGCAGGACGGTCATATAACTGATGGACCGTATAGGGCGAGCGGTTTTTTTGCTTCTGTCATTGTGATTTGGAGACGCGCCGTTACTAGGCATCATGGTGAAGTCTGCACACTAGAAGAAAACGCCGTGATTGATGCCCAGATAGCAAGAGACAGCGAACTGTTCTACGCCGGGATGCAGCACGAAGCGAAGCACAAGATTATCCAATCGGGGAGCGCCCCGGAGGCCACGGCTGAGGGGTGCAAATGGACCGAGGACAGCAGCGGCGAGTATTGGGAATCAGCGTGCGGTGAGACGTGGACATTCCTAGACGGCGGGCCGAGCGAGAACAATGCTCGGTTCTGCCACGGCTGCGGCAAGACAATCACGGCCGTCGCCTACATCGAATCGATTGACGAAGAGGATTCGCCTCTCCCCTCCACGCCTCAGATCGCCCCCACGGAGAAGAAATGACAAGGCAACAACTGCGCGTGTTTCTTGAGCCCTGGTTCTGTGGATGCGGCTCGCCAGAAAAGGCGGCGGCACGGCTGCGCGATCTGCTTGGACTTCATCCGCTCTATGAGAACCGCGAGGCATTCGAGCAACTTGTGCCAGACAGCGGACTCGAATACCTGCTCCTCTATACGCTGCAATATTTCGATCTCACGGAGCACGGCGGCTCGGTGAGTGGCGGGTGGCTTACCGAGAAAGGTAAAGACGTGCTTGTAGCCTTGAATCGTGAAACTGCCGATGACTACGAGACGTTGATGGCGCAATCCTGCTCGCATGGCTATGCAGTAGAGGACGAGCTTCAAGATTGCCCTGAGTGCAGCAAACTGAATCCTCCGAAATAAGCGCCTCAGATCGCCCCAAGAGATCAGGAGTAGCCATGAGTGAGAATTGGGATGACTACGAATCCGGTCCGTTCTGCCGACATTGGTCCGATCCGTCAGAGTGCGATGAATGCCGTGCAGGTTGCGCCACCTGCGGCCATAGTGGGCTGGACCACGATTTCAACAAGCCCGGTGCGTGCAACGAATGTCATTGTGAAGCATGGGTTGAGCCTCAGATCACCCCACCTTCACAGCAGGAGCCGACATGAGCCGAGAAGAGCTTCAATCGCAGATCAATGGGCTCCGTTATGTGGCTGATGTCGAAGATCGGCGCAGACCCTTCGGAGGACTGAGTTTTAGACAGCGTGCCGAGGAGATGGAACGCCAGATAGTGTCGGAGCCCTAATCGATGCGAAGAAAGAACATGAAGCGTATGTGCGCTGGCTGGCTGCGTTACCGCCGATCATCGTTCCGCCAGGAGTCTGACTGTGGCTGAACTCGATTGGGAAGGCATGCCGATTCATCAGCGTATACGGGCCGACTGGAGAACCCCCGAAATTTTGATTGAGGGAAGCCTGAATTGTGCGAAAACGACACTGGCACTCGACAAGGAGATCGAAGCGCTCCTGAAATATCCAGGCATCCCAATCCTGCTTTTTCGCTGGACCGAAGATGCGACCACCACGAAACTGCGAGTCGCCTTTGATGAACTCTGCGCGATTCGCGGCGTGCAAACGTCATGGGAATCGAAAGAGAAACGCTATGTCCTGCCGAATGGCTCAAGCGCCTACGCCTTTGGTCTGAAAGCAAATTCGCTGATCGAGGAATACAACAAGATTCGCGGCCTCGGTGTCTCGCGCATCATGGGTGATCAGGTCGAAGAAGTGCGCCCCTCTGTGGCCGCTGAACTGCGTGGCCGGCTCAGACCGAATCTCACGGCGACACTTCGCAATGATCGGTATCCGTTCCAGCTCACCTTCGTGGCGAATCCGTCAGACTACGAGTTCTGGCTGTCGCGTGAGTTCCCCTATGGTGATCGGATCAAGGGACGGAAAGTGCATTCCATCTCCGTGTTCGATAACAAGCATCTGCCACAGGAGAGCATTGAATCGCTGCTGCGTCAGTATCCGAGTGACCATCCGAAGCACTTGACGATGATTATGGGCCAGCGCGGGCCTAACATCACGGGTGTTCCTGTCTACGATGGGCTCTATCAAAAGGCGATTCACTGGCGACCAATCACCTATTCAGAGCGGTTGCCGATTCTAGAATCGTTTGAATTTGGCAAGCACACGCCGGTGTGGGTCTGCGCTCAGGTCATGCATAGCGGAGGGATTGCGATTCTCGGAGGCATGATCGGAGAATCGCTCATCCTTGAGGACTTCCTTCCGCTCGTGAAACAGTGCCGTCAAGACTGGTTCCCAAAATCAGCCGTCTTCAAAACCTGCACAGCCCCGATGGGTGAGCAGCAACAGACGCTGAGCAGACGCTATACGCCTCTGGACATCCTTCGACGGCATGGCTTCACCGCGCAGTGGCGGGACAATGGGAACTCTCCTGATGTGCGCCTGGCAATGATCGAGAACATCTCGGCTTATCTGCGTCGACGCAATGCCGGAGGCGAGGAATCGATCGGTGTGGAGACGAATCCGAAACGGTTCATCATCGCGGCTCGAGAGGAGCACCGAGAATCGCCCTTCGTGCATCATGCCTTTGAGGGTGGCTACGTATGGGATCCGCACTTCGTTTCGGTGGCCAACAAGGAACTCCGACAGCCGGCAGAAGATGACAAGTTCGCCAATGTCATGCACGCGCTTGAGAACATCGAACTGAACTTCTGTGCCGGTCAACAGACCTCGTTAGAGCGGGACACGCGGAAAGCGGCGAATCGTCAACAGGTCGATCTGGAGAGTTCACCGAATGCATGGATGTGGCAATGAATAGGAGAAAATGATCATGACGCGACAGGAACTACAGGAACAGAAAACAGGGCTCATCGCCTATCTATTGAGTAAAGTGAAGGCGAACGATTTTCACGCCGTGCAGGATGCCGCCAGCTACATCCGTGAGATTGATGCGAAATTGGAAGTGCTCACGGAACTCCAGACGGCCACACTTGAGGGTTCGATGCAAGAAGTCTCGCGCTATAACATCTCGACTGACCGCTATGAGTTCTCTGATGGGACACCGGATCTGCGCCTTCCTATCTAGGACATCATGACGCCAAAGAGGTAATGAATGTGCTATATTGTGCGGCAATCCTTAAATGAGACACCATGCTGGATAGGCGCACATTCCTTAGTTGCCTCGGCTTCGGAACAGTAGCCGCTGCCGCAGCAGCCACAGGCGCAATCGATGTGGAACGTCTGCTCTGGAAACCAGGCGAGAGAACCATCTTCATTCCGCCGCCTCCGAAGATTGAACCGATCTACACATCGCTATCGAAAGGTGATGTCTTTACGATTGAAGGCCGATATGCCATCAACCCAAGAACGTATCAGCCGACCGGGAATCTGCAATGGTTCACGGTGACTGCGGACGTTCACGGCGAGACGGTGACTGCAGAGAAACTGTGGCCTCAGATCATCATTGAAGGGCCATATCAGAATACGACTGGAAAGAAGGCCGGACGTTTCATCGATAGTCGCCTGATCACTCCGTTGAGAACATGGGCATGAGACATCAGCCTACGTCAAACGGCGGATTCCGTTGGCAGGAGATTTCGCGCGCAAAGTTTCAGGAGACGACGGCCAGCATTCTCGGTGAACATGCCGCCAAGGTGAAGGCGCAAGGCGAGTTCATGGCCGATATGTCCATGCGCCTTGATGAGCAGTCGAAACAACTACAGATGCACCAGTCCGCGTTTGATGCGTGGGGCGCACGAACTTTCATGGATCGCCTCCGTTGGCTGTTTCAAGGCAAATGAGCGCCATCGCGGATTATCTCGCCTCGTCACGCACGGCCCACCTCGCCTACCAGCAGAACATTCCCCGCAAAGCCGCACAAGGCGCCACACTCATGACGGTGCCTGGGAATCCAGAAATCGCTCGCGCATACCTGCAGGAAGCCTCAGACTGGCGTGCTCAGGCTGACCGTGAAGATCCGAATCATCTCGATCCGTCATGGGGGCTTGATGTCGTTCCGCATGCGAAGATGATGGACTTTTATGCGAAGGAACTGGCCAAGTGATCGATGACAATGGCGACGACGTTGAAGCCGATGACTCGATCCAAGCCTCTATCGACTGGTATCACTTCGTCTGTGACACCGAACACGATCAAGACCAGCAAGAGCAAGAAGCGCTGCAATTCCAGCATGCCGAAGGCGCCTGGCCATCCGAAGTCAAAGGGCAGTTTGCCGCGATCCCAGCGAACTCTCAGCAGAATCCTTCAAGCGTTCCGGTTCCAGCTCGGCCCATGCTCTCGGTCGCCTCAGCCGATGAACCGATCCTGCTCCAAGTAGCGCAGTTCAGACAGGCGCACATGGCCGTCCGAATTCATCCCATCAGCGATGATGCGAGCGACGAAACTGCACAGATTCTGCAAGGGCTCTATCGGAACATTGAACGCGATTCTCGAGCGGACATAGGTCGCGGGTGGGCCTATGAACGAGCACTCTGGTGTGGGCGCGGATCGTATCGCATCAACAAAGTCTTCGACCAATATGGTGGGCATGACCTCGATCAGAAGTTGATGATCGAGCGCATCTTGGATCAGTCCACGGTGAAGCGCGATCCCTATGCCCAGCAGCCGGATTGGTCAGACGGGACGCGGTTGCAAATCGCTGTGCCGATGTCCTTCGCCGCCTACAAGAAGAAGTATCCGAAGTCGCGTGTCGGCAAATTCACGGATGAGACATTCGATTCTGAACTGAGCGATACGAACAAGTGGCTGAGCAAAGGCACGAAAGAAAATCGCTGTGTGACCGTCTGTGAAGAATGGCGCGTCGAGACGAACGAGCGCACGAAATCTCTCCTCGATGATCATTCGATGGCCTTCGATGATGAAGATATGCCAGAAGGCCGCACGAAGAAGACTGGCGATGATGCGAGGACGGTCACGGTCAACGAACGGCATGTGTTCAGGCGCGTCATCAACTACTTGGAAGTTCTGGAACCAGAAGTGGAATGGGACGGCCAATACATCCCGTTCCCCAGCGCGATCGGACGTGAACTCCAAGTCACGAATGGAACCCGATCTTGGCTCGGTATGATCGGGAACGCCAAGGGCGCCATCCGCCTGACCAACTACGCGGCCACGAATGCCGTCAGGATGGCCGCGCTCGAGCCTCGAGCCCCATTCATTGGTGTGGAAGGTGTGTTTGAGGGACATCCAGAATGGGGGATGGCCAATACCAGGGATTTCCCTTATCTGGAATACAAGCCGACAGACATCTCCGGTCGGCCCGCGCCTCCACCACAGCGCAATCAAGTGGACATGAGCCGCCTCGGTCCATCGATGCAATTGCTGACGATGGGCAAGGACTTTGTGGCGACGGCGATGGCGACCTACGGGCCGGCGCGTGGTGAGCAGACCCCTGCACATCGATCAGGCAAAGCTATTGAAGCGTTGCAAGGCCAGACGATCAGTGCGAACAGTCCTTATATCGATAACTTCGCCTCGATCACGATGACGTATGAGGCAATGATCATCCTCGATCTGATCCCGAAGATTTATGATCGTCCGCAGCGCATCGCGAAGATTCTGGATGACAAAGGCGTGTCGTCGTGGGTGATGCTCAATCATCCGTTCGTGATGGGGCCAAACGGCAGACCGCAAGCGCTCCCCTATGAGACTGACGAAGAGAAGGCACGAGCCGATGCACTGCTCTCCAATCCACAGACCGGAGCCAAGCACTACGACCTCACCAAAGGCCGCTATGGCATCGAAGTGACGATTGGCAAGTCCTATAAGGATAAGCGCGATGAAGCGGTCGGAGAGATGTCCATCATCCTCCAGGCGGATCCGCAATTGATGCAAGTGATCGGGCCGGAATACTTCCGGCAGCGTGGCGAGCCGTGGGCTGAACCAGTCGCGGACTTGCTTGAAAAAAACCGTAATCACACGATGCCGTGGCTTGCGAATCAGAACCAGCAAGATGCCGCATCGGCGGCGGCGAAACTGCAGGCAGAGAATCAGCAACTCAAACAGCAGCTTCAATCGGCTGGACAGATCATCCAGACAAAGCAAGTTGAGCAGGCCGGCAAACTCAAAGTCACAGCCATGCAGGAGATGGCCGATACCCAGCGGAACCGCGAGAACAATGAAACGAAACTGGCGGTTGCGGAACTCGGCGCCAAGGTCGATCGACTCTCGCTGTTCCTTGAAGAACGAGCCAGATTGGGTATTCAGGGGAATGACAACCAGCAAGCCGCGCTAGACCGTGGCCATGAAGCAGCAATGGCCTCTGGTGACCATCAAGCCGCACTGGCGCAAGGTGACCAAGCGCATGCACAAGCGGTTGCACAGGCACAACAGGGCGCAGCCAATGATGCGTCTCAATCGATGCTAGAGGCGGCACAAGCCCCACAGCCAGAACCAGCAGGAGCCGGTCAATGAGCGATCAGAAAGTCAGTGTCGGTCGGATCGTGCATTATGTGCCGAATGGGTCCACAGAGCATTTGGCGGCGCTGGTCACGAAAGTTGAATCAGGTGTCGTGGTGGACTTGACCGTCTTTGACTCGGATTCGATGTTTCGTGCCTTCAGTATCTTGCATGATGCCGACTGTGGGGAAAGCACTTGGCATTGGCCAGAACGTGATTGAGCGAATGGTCACTGTAAGAATCCATCTGTTCGATACCAAGACCGGACTGGCAGCTTGGCATGAATATAAGATGGATTCGGCAAGAGCTGACGATCCAGACGATCCGGAAGCCTTTTGGTGGACTAATGGGAACGCCGGATGTGACTGTGAGCGGGCTCGTATACTCTATGCTCAGTTAGGCAAGCCGGATCCGAATGTAGCCTGTGGAAACTCTAGAGTCTGCATTACCGATGCGACCGTAGATGGCATCCGACGCGAATCGTGGTGCGATAAATCCGAATTATTTGACGGATCATCAACTCAGGTGTAATATCCCAACGAATTAACATGCCAAGTCACCAAGAACGTCGCGAACCGTTGCCGAAAGGCTACCAGTTTGGCGATTGTGGCGTTCCGCCGAGTTCTCCGTTGGCTGTTGGTGCTGGTCAGACTGGCCTAAAAATCACAGTCACTGGTCTATTCAATCCTTCGCTTGAAGCGTTTTTGGCTTATCAGCGCACGCGCCGTTCAAAGTGGTGGGAGGACTAATGCCAGCCAAATCGCGAGCGCAACAGCGATTAATGGCCGCTGCCGAACATGGCGCTCAGTTCCCGATGGCTCAGAAGATCCGCAGTTCCATGACGCATTCGCAGATGCATGACTTCGCGGCTGGTTCCATGAAGGGCAAGCCGGCGCACATCGCTTCGCAGCATCCTCACAAGAACCTTGGCGGCTATTTGCATCCCAAGAAGGGCCGGTAAGTGGCCAATACGTATCTCTCATGGCCAGATGGCGTTGTGCGGCATGTCACTGAACAGGTCAAGCAAGAATGTCTGCGAGAGTTAGATAGACTCTTTCTCGCACGCGCAATGGTTGGGTTCTAATGGCCGACGAACCGATTGTTGACTCGCCCGCTGCTGAAGTCGAAGAGTCGCTGAGCGACTTCGTTGCGCGTGAGAATGCGCTCGAGCGCGGCGAATCACCAGATCCAGAACCAGAACCCACACCTGAACCAGAAGGCGAACCGGCTCCAGCCGCCAAAGTCGAACCTCCCAAAGTTGACAAGCGCACCAAGGAAGGTCGCAAACTCACCTTCCAGCAGGAGATTGATGCACTCGCCGCTCAGAAACATGAAGCGAAGCGAGAACTGGAAGCCGCTCAGGCTGAACTCGCCGCACTTCGGACTCAGAGGGAACAGGTCCAACGGCCACAGCCGCCACAGCGACCAACCCCACAGGCGGCACCTCCGGAGGACCGCGAACCCACGCTGAACGACTTCATGAAGCTGCCGGATGGCCAACCCAATCCAGATCCGTATAGCACCTGGGTCAGAGCCTCAGCGGCATGGGAAGCACGGCAAGAGTTCAGGCGCCAGTCGGAAGCCGTCGCTGCCCAGCAGCATCAGGCGAGCATCGGGCAGACATGGGGCGGGAAGCTCGCAGAGATCCGCCAGCGTGTGCCGGACATTGATCAGCGGCTCAGTCAGACCCCGATCGATCAACGTGTCTGGCCCTTCTTGCAGAATCACAAACAAGGGCCGGAAATCGCGGAATATCTCTCGCAGAATATCTCGGAAGCTCAGGCACTCCTCAGCCTGCACCCAATCGATCAGATTGGACGAATCGGGGAAATCGTCGGCAAACTGTCTGCGCGGTCTACTGCTGCCCCTGTGGCTCAGCGTAAACCGCCCGTCGTGAGTTCCGCGAAACCCCCGATTCAGCCACTCGGGACTTCGCCCGTAGCAACCGCTCCTGAACCCGGCGATGATGAACCGTTTTCCTCGTTCTATGTGAGGGAAAACAAAGCCGAAGGTAAGCGAGGGGTGCGCTAATGCGAGTGACCGAATGCCGAATACACTTGCGACCCCATCTTGGGTCACAAAAGATACCGCTCGTGGGTATCTGAACGATCTGACGTTCCTGTCGAACGTCAACCGAACGTAAACTATAAGTCAAGCGTTCGTTAAAGGGTGTGAACTCAGGGAAACCCGTCACGGTAATGTTGCCGCCGGCAATCCTGAGCCAAGGCTGGATAATGACAAAGACTTGCACTAAATGCGGAACCGAGAAGGAGACGACAGCGTTTTATGTCCATCCTGATCGGCGTCCGCGTAAGAGCGGAAAGGCCGGCCCTGTCGGTTTCTCCTCTTGGTGCAAGCAGTGCTACTGCGACAAAACCGCTGAATGGAATCGCACGTTTCGCACCGACGCACGCGACAAGGCGTGGGCCGATGCTGTTAAAGCCAAAAAGCAGCGGATCAAGGACGCAGTATTTGGGGCATATGGCGGGTATGTCTGTGCCTGTTGCGGCGAGACTGAGCCTAGATTCTTGTCTATCGACCACATCAACAACGATGGGGCTGACTGGAGAAGGCAGACGCTCGGTTCTCGGCTCGCGACTGGCTGGCAGACTTATCGTTGGCTGTTGAAAAACAGCTTCCCTGAAGGTCATCAAGTGCTTTGCATGAACTGCAATTTCGGCAAGCGCATGAATGGCGGTATCTGTCCTCACCAGCAAGGTGCAACGACTAGGACCGAAACGTCCGTAGAGTCAAGCGACTCGAAGCGCACCCCATCAGTGCTCGTGCACTGACGAAGATATAGTCTGGTCTGCATGGAAACATGCAGCAGCCCGAAAGGGCGGGCAGTGGATAGCGACCACTGTTGAACACTACTCGATGACGACCAGTATATGCAGGCCGGTGCGGTGGTCGGAAACACCGTCAATGCCCGTCTGCCACAGCGCTTCACTGTCACAGATGGACAGGCGCTGCAGGTTCAGAACATCTTCGATCAGACAGTTCCGATCACGCTGACGAATCAGAAGAACGTCGCCACGTCCTACTCGAGCGCTCAGGCGACGACGGAAATTCAGTTAATTCGCGAGCGGTATACCAAACCAGCCGCAGAAGCGCTCGCGAGTGCATCGGAAGTCTTGGCTTTCCAGGCGGTGTATCGCGACATCTACTCATCGGTCGGCACGCCAGGCACGACGCCCAACGCCACGCTGACCTATCTGCAGGCGGGCACGAAACTGACGGATCTCGCGACTCCGCTCAAGGGGCGCGTGGCCTGTCTCGATCCGCTGGCCATGCAGACCATCTCCAATACCACAACGACGAACTTCAACCCGCAGGGTGTCGTGAGTCAGATTTGGAAAGAGGGTCAGTTCTCGGGGATGAACCTCGGGATCAGCGAGTGGTATCAGGATCCTGTCACGCCGACGCACACCACTGGATCGTGGACGAGCACGGCGACACCGACCGTCAACGGCGCGAATCAGACGGGCTCGACGCTGAACACGCAGGCATGGGCTTCTGGTTCCACCACGCTGAACAAAGGTGACATCATCGTGCTCGATGGCGTCAACAGCGTGAACCCGCTGTCCAATGCGAGCAATGGACGCCTTCAGCAGTTCGTGGTGACCGCAACGACTTCGGATAGCTCGGGCAACATGACGGCGCTTCCGATTTCTCCCAGCATCATCACCTCTGGCCAGTTGCAGACCGTAGACGCTTCGCCCGCCTCTGGTGCTGGCATCACGGTGCTCGGTGCATCATCGAAGACGGCTGGCACGCTCGTGGCGACGACTTCGCGGCAGTCCTTCGTGTATCACCCTGACGCCTTCGCCTTCGTCATGGCTGACTTGAAGAAGCCTGGCGCTGGCGCGAATAGCTATGCGGTGCAGGACAAAACACTCGGCATCTCGATCCGGTATGTCGAGCAGTATCAGATTGGCACCGACCAGAATCCGAATCGCATGGACATTCTGATCGGCGCGGCCACTCTTCAGGCACGTCTCGCGTGCAGAGTGTGGGGTTAATCCAATGGCTTTCGCAAATACAACCCTCTCATCGGCTGTCGCCCTGACGGATAACGTCATTGTCGTCGCCTCAGCGGCCAGTGCGGCGGCTGGGCGTCTCGTCCTGATCGATCAGGAAGTGATGCAGATCGCGCAGAGCTATACGACCGGCACGACGATTCCGGTCCTGCGTGGACGTGATGGTTCAGCCACGGCAGCACACGTCGTCACCGCCGCCGTCAAGCATGGACTCGCGTCAGATTTCGCCCTTCCAGCTCCGCAGACGATTGTCACCTATGCAGTAGCACGTCCCGTTCAGGTGACGAGCACCACTGCCACGACGCTCACGCTGACGCTTCCTCCCGCTGGAACGGATATGCGTGTGATCGTCAACTCGACCAGTGCGGCCACGATCACGATTCCTGTCCCGACCAAAGACATGGACGGCACGGAACTCTGGCTCGTGAGCACCACGGTGGCGGCTCACGTTCCGACGTTCACAGGCGGTCTCGGTGGCGTCGGTTCTGGCTATACCGCCCTGACCGTGGCCGCTGGAGCGCAGTTGTGCATTCATGTCATCGCGGCTGGCGGCACATGGAACGTCCCATCCGCTCCAGGCTGGACGGGCACTGTGACGAAGGTCACCGGAGGCATCGCGTAACATGTTTGCCAAACTCCGCCCCGGAAAGAATCAAGACGGCACCACGACAGCGACCCCGACTCGTGCGGGTTCGTATTCAGAAGCGGGAGTCATTCCCTACGGGATTGGCCGAGTCTCAATGGCCGATGAGGGGAGTTATTATACCGCGACCAATGCGACCATTGGCACGCAGCTCACTGCGCATGCAGCGCCAGCGATTGCTGATACCGATACCAAGTCGATCATCCATCTCTTCAACGGTGGAACGCTTGACATCTACTTGGACTACATCACGATCGCGACAACGGTAGCGAACGCATCGGCTACGCAGGTCTACTTTGCCGCCTATATCGATAACAAAGGCTCCACAGCCTTCAGTTCTGGCGGCACGGTGATCGGAGCTGCGAACAAGAATAACGTCCGTAGCAATTCCACGAATACGACTGGCGCCGTTATTGAAGCCGGCGCCGTCGTGACGGCCTTCACCTCTTCGCGTAAGGTGATGTCGCGTGAGACTCGTCCCAGCATTGGCATCGCGCTGGACCAGTATCACTTCACCTTCGGTGGTGGACTGTTCGCCGCATCCTACTCACAGGTGACGACGGTCGCACAGGTCGCGACAGGTGGACCGCCGATCGTCATCGGCCCTGGCGGCAATTTCGGACTCGTCCAGACTTCGCCGTCTGGTGCAACGACCGCCATGACCTTTGAATTTGAAATGGGATGGTGGGAGAGGTAACGAATGGCCACAGTGAATCTGGCCAGCACGACATTCACGCAGCCTGTGCTCGCGGGAGACACGATTGTCTATCTCGCGAGCACATCTGGAGTCACGCCGAATAGCGTGCTCTTTGCCAATCGTGAACTTCTGGATGTGGCCTACATCGATAGCATCAACAGTGGCGTGCATGTGCGTCGTGGCTATGAAGGCACGGCCACGCGGGCACACTCGCCGCTGGAAACCGTCTGGATCGCGCAGCCGAATCAACTCTACGAAAGCGATCCCGTTGGTGTCCCTCCAGTTGGTGTCTATGTCCTGCCGCACATCAATGTGATCAACGGAAACGTCTGGACCGTGCAGGGCAATGACAGCGGTGACGGTGCGCAAGATCGTTCGTGGCAGTTGATCACGAATGTGCAATTCCCAGGAGCGCTCGGTGTGCGTCAATACACGCTGACGACTCCCAGTTAAGAGGATTCATGATCATTCACAATCCGTCAGGTGCATCGGCTGATGAACTCCGAAAGTGGGAGCAGCACAACACGATGTATGCGATGACGCCGGACGGGGATTTCAAGCCAGGGAATCCCTACGTCTTCCGGCCCTATCCCAAGATGCTGTTCAAGGCGACGACGAATCCAAAGACAGGCAAAGTGTCCGTTGGAGAGGTTCAGCCGGCGCCGTGGCTCTATACGAACATGCAGGATCTCGAGCGCGATACGAACTTCGTTGAGGGGTTCAATCGGCAGTGTCAGAAGATCGTGCAGAACGAAGATGAGCATCTGAAAGCCAAGGGGCAGGGTTGGTGCGATCTCCAGACCGAAGCACTGGAACGCGCCGAACAGCAGTATGCCGCGATGGCTGAAGAGGCGGCACGGGTTCACTACCAAGTGGCGAGGATGGGCGAGAAGGCCCGCGAAGAGTTCAGGCAGGCCGATCAGTCCACCAGCGCACACATCCTCGATGTGCAGCCGAAGCGGAAGCGTGGACGGCCCGCGAAGGGTGTCGAAGCGGTAGAGATTCCATCGGAATAGCACATGGATGATCTCTATTTCGGAGACGCCAGCCTCAACAAGAGGCTCTATGTCGCGCAAGCCATTGTCACGGCTCCAGTCATCTTCTCGACCGCAGCAGGAACTGGTGGGCCTCTACTATGGAACGGTTCAGTGAATGTGAATGCGCGGCTGATTGCGGTAGGCTTTGCGGTCACAACAGCATCGACAGCGGCAGGAGCTTTGGGTCTAACCGGGGCGGTAGGCCAGACAGCCGCTCCAGGCAGCACGACGGCCATTGACAGCACAGCAAACCTGTTTATTGGTGGCGTGAAGTCGTCCTGCACTGCCTATCGTGTCGGCACGCCTACGAATGCCGGCACGTTCTTCTTTCCGCTGGCACAGATCACGACCGGGGCTCTGACGGTCAGTGAATCCACGATGTCATGGACGCCGCTCAATCGGATGATTACCGTTCCACCAGGCGGATGGGTATCGCTCGCAGGTTCTGCCACACTGTCCACCGCGGTGATTCAGTGTGGCCTCATTTGGGAAGAAGTTCCCCTTTATTAGGAGACTCGATAGATGGCGAGCTTTTCAGTCAACTCCAACGCCACGAATACCGCGTCAGCCACGGTCCCGATGATTTGCGGCATGGCGACAGCGACGAATCAGATCGGCATTTACGAGATCAATGCCGGATCGGATGCGTCGGCTGACAACGCCGTGAAGTATGCAATCTTCCGAGCCTCGGCTCGCGGCACGTCTTCGACCAGCGTCACGGCGAATGCCGTCGATCAGAACGTGACGCAGGCGGCACTGTCCACGTTCGACACGGCGTGGAACATTAATCCGACGATTACGGCCAGCTCGCAGATTCTGCAATGGGCGCAGCATCAGAGAGCGACGTATCGCTGGGTAGCCTACGATTACACGAAGCTCCTGAGAACGCAGGCTGGCACTGGTAAGGGCATGGCTCTGATGTCTGTTGTCGTCTCATCGGCATTCAATGGCGTCTTCGACATCGGCTACGACGAATAGCGAAGCGTGCGTGCTCGGTCGATTCGAACCTGGCGAATACCAAGAGGATCGCATCGAGCGTGAGTTTCGAGCGCTGCCGTTCCTTCCGGCCTGTTGTCGGAAGGAACGTATCAGCGTGCGTGTCCCACACGATCGTGCAGCAGCACCAAATCCTGACAATCTCGCGTGGCATCAAGACGGAGGCGGGCCAGCCGGCACAACCGATCATATGGTGATCTGGTCCAGTGAGATGCCGACGAATCTTCGCTCAAGCTCTGGCGAACTGTTCCCAATCGAGCCGTTTGACGTGGTCTGGTTCAACAATCGAATCGCCTTCCACAAACAGCCAGAAGGCACCGATGAAACGCGGCGGTGGTTCGTGGCCATTCGATGCAGTGGGGCGCTCTGATGATCACTGAACTCAATCTGATCAAAGAGTTGATGTCATCGTTTGGCTACCGCTTTGAGATTGGCGCGGATGGTGTGCAGCGTGTCTATCGTCCAGACGGGACGCTGACGCTCAGTGCCCATCCATCCGATATGAACCAGACTCAGGGAGTCATCGTCGCTGAGAATGAGCCGCCAGATGATGTCTATCAGTCTGCCGATGGGTTCTGGTATCGGCACTTCCTCATGCCGAGTGGCGTGCAGGGAGCGCAGCGTGTCTGCGAAGATTGCTGGCAGAACATGCCGCCCTATCTCAATGCCAAGCTGGGATTCGTTTCACCTGAGAGTGAAGGTAAGTATACGTCCGTGAGCATCGTCGGTGAGCATTGCAATCACAAAGGCGTGATGCCGATGCAGAAAGCCATCTGCCGAGAATGCTATCTCGCCGCATATCATCGCGTCTATCCGAATGCGCCTCTCCCAGATATGTCTGGAGAACTGCGCGAAGATAAGAACAATGCGATGGAATGGTCAGCGACGAATGTCTCGCCAGCCGTGATTCATCTCGATGCGGATGATGGGCAGCATGTGCAGCAAGGGCGAGCGCTTCAGACACGAGCACAATGATGGGGATCTGGCTTCCGAAGTCTGTCGATGATGTCTCTGAATATGCCGATGCGAAGCATGAACGGCATGCACATGGACTCGTCATTGTCAATGGCAAGGAAGTGGCTACGACGCTGCAATGCCCGCACTGCGGAGGGCACTTCGTCTCTCGCAAAGGGTTGTATTTTCGGTGTGTGAAGCATAACGCGAAGGTGTGCGAGAACCCTGTGTGCCGGACGTTTTGCACGGATTTTCATCCTGAAAGCCTTCAGGCTCGAGAAGTCTGATGTTTGCTTGCGCTCCAGATTTCCTGAATCATTACACTACGTCATTTCCGGCGACAGAGAACCCGATTTCTGAAGGAGGACAGTGGTTGAATGGGTTGTCGGTTGGGCATGGCTGGCTCGCCAATATGCAGACCGTCTCTGGTCTGGCTTATGGGACACAGACTGGAAATGTGCAACCGCCAGGCGATTCGACGGCGATTCTCATTGGTTCGTGGCCGAATGATCAACGTGTCATCGCGCAAGTGAAAACCATCAATCAACAGACTGGCAATGGACCAACTGATACCTACGAAGAACTTGAACTGCGGGTGCGCTGCCGATTGTTGAACGGTCTGTTTTATGGCTATGGCGTCAATGTGCGCTGTCAAACAGATGGGACACGATACGTGCAGCTCTCTCGCTGGGATGGAGACATCTCGATCGCGACTGGGCCGGCTGCACACTTCGCCGGATCTCCGCTTGGTGGTCCCAATCTGCCGGATAATACGATTCTCGGTCCAGGGCTGAGCGATAATGACACGATGATGCTCAGCATCGTCGGGACGACATTGACCTATTCAATCAAGCCAGTCGGAGCATCCATCTTCACCTCAGTGCTGTCGCTCACTGATGCCGTGTATGCCTACGGGGCTCCAGGCATGGCGCATTGGTATAACGGGACTCTGGGTTCGCCGAGCGATTACGGGTTCCGCAATTTCACGGCGCAGAGCGCCTGATGGCGTTCTCGACGTTTACCGGATCGCTCACGGTGCCGGCAGCGACCGGCAACAAAGCGACGACCGGCGTAGGCTTTCAACCGCTGGTGGTGCTGTTCTGGGGGAATGGGCAATCCGCCGATGCGGCGATTTCCGACAATAGCAAGCTTGGGATTTTCTGGGGCCGGGCCGTGTCGAGCACGAAGCGCGATGCCATGACAAACAGCGATGATGGCACAGGCTCCACGGCGGTATCTGTCGATACGACGAAGTGCATCAAACGCATTACTGGCGCAACGACGACGTATGCGGCGGATTTTGTCTCGATGGATGCGGACGGCTTCACCGTCAATTTCACGACGGCGAATGCGACGGCGTTTGTGATCAACTTTCTGGCACTCGGAGGCGCCGACATCACCAACGCGAATATTGTCTCGTTCACGTCTGGAGCATCGACCGGAAATCAGGCCACAACTGGGATGGGGTTCAATCCAGATGCCGTCTATTTCTACGGGGTCGACACCTCGGCATCGAATCGCTCGAATGTCTACGGGCTTGGGGTGTCGAGCACCTCACGCGGCACGAATGCGTATGCGGGCAATGCGACGACCGGCGGGCGCATCCAGAAAACCAACAAAGTCTACTGCAACATTGATGGTGGTAGTTCAATCCGCTGCGAGGCGGATCTGGTGTCGCTGGATAGCGATGGCTTCACGCTGAATTGGACGACCGCAAATGCCAACACGCACACCATATTTGCCTTGGGGCTAAAAGGCGGCAGTTATGCGGTGAAAGCCTTCACCCAAAAAACCAGCACGGGAAGTCAGGCCACGACCGGCGTCGGCTTTGCGCCGAAAGGGCTGTTGTATTACAGCACCGGACAGACGGCGGGCGCGGGACTGGATGGCGGCGGCACACTCTATCAGATGACTGGCGCGGGGAGTAGTAGCACCTCACGCGGAGCCTTGCTCTACAGTTCTGGGAACTTCCCTGGGGATGTGCTGAACCGCACAAAAATCTATCTCGCCTACGCGGATGACGGCACGCCTACCGCTCAGGGGATTGCCGATCTCACGTCACTCGACAGCGACGGGTTCACGCTGAATTACACGACGGCGGATGCAACGGCGCGTGAAGTGCTCTATTTGGCAATGGGGAATGCTGCTGCTGCATTTGTGGATGTGATTCCGCCCATGCTCGCAGCGGCTAAAGGGCCGCGTGTCCAGAACGTGATGTATTGATATGAGTCAACATGCTCGTCCAGTTGGCCCAAGTGTCAATGACCAAGCTCCTGTCACATCATCGATGTTTGCTGGCTATCAGCCGGAACGCAATCGACAGGTGCTTGGGCCACGCATTCCGTTGCCACTGCACATTCCAGCCGTTGTTGATGCGCCATTCACCTCATCGATGTCCGCTGGCTACCAGCCCGATCGCGGCTATAAAGTGCCGCAGATTACTCATCTCGGCTGGCAGTCTCGAGAGCCGGATGTCACATCGGCTGCGATTGAACAGACGATCGGCTATCATCCAGATTCACCGCTGCGCTTCCCGCCGCGTCGAGGACCATCGTTCTTCCCGTGGTCAGGGACGACACCGTTCAGCGTCGAACAGGTCATCGGCTATCAGCCATCTACGCATCGCATCATCAAGCGGCAAGTGCAAGGGCAGCAGATACTGCCATCAGTGGACGCCTTCTCAGTCGAAATGGTGGTCGGGTCGCATCCTGATCGCAATCGTGCCGTGCTCGGTCCAAAGATCGATCTCCCCACGAATCCGACATTCGTGCAAGTGTTCGCACCAGTCACGATCGACATGATGGTTGGGAACAAGCCTGACCGTAATAGAGCCTTTGCGCCAAAGAATCAAGGTGGGACATTCCTCACATCAGATCAGGTCCAGTTCTCGATTGACATGACGCAGGGCTACCATCCTGATCGGAATCGTGCGTTCTCGTATCCAAAAACTGGCTGGTCCGATTCACAGACGACATTCCCAGTCCAGATGACGCCGGATATGTTCGCCGGAAATCGTCCAGATTCTCCACGTATCAGACTTGGGGCGAAGATTCCGCTTCCGCTCGCACAGACTACACAGGTCAATGCGCCGATCACGCTTGACATGCTGAGAGGATCGCAGCCAGAGAAAGGATTCACGTTCAGATTGAAAGAAGGCGCTCGCTTGATGCCGACTGACACGATTACGCCTCCACCGATTGCCTTCCATACGGAGACGAACGCGATGGTGCCGTTCAATCCGCAGCCGTGGATTAAATAATGGCCTTTCCTATTCGCGCAACGGCATGGACTGGAGTCACGGCGCAGCTCACCACGATTTCGACAGGCGCCGACTATGCCGGCAGTGTCACGGTCTATGTCAAGCAAGACGGAGGAACACTCACACTCGGCACGGTCAATGGTGGCGTCTGCAGTTCAGATGGTCGCGGAGGCTATAGCTACAACCCATCAGCCTCAGAGACAGATGGCGAACTGCTCACGTTTCAGTTTGTCGGCTCTGGTGCCTTCACCGTTGAAAAGCAGATTGGCACGCTCACGCCACAGCAGGCCGCTGCCTTGGCGTCTACGACTGGAGGCACATCGATTACGGTCAGGAACCTGATCAAGGCCGCGATGCGTCGAATCAACGTCATTCAGGAAAACGAAGATCCCAGTGGCGATTCGCTGAGCGATGCCTTTGAACGCTTCAATGATTGGGTGGATAGCGTCTGTGGTAATGAACGTCTGACGATGTATACGGTGACACGCACGACGTGGAATCTGGTCCCAAACCAGGCTGTCTATACGGTCGGACTCGGTGGCGATGTGAACATCGTGCGCCCACAATTCATCAATCAAGTGAACTGGATCAATGCCAATATTTCAGTGCCGTTTGAGCTGCAACTGACATTGCTGACTGAAGATGCCGAAGCCTCACTTCCGCTCAAGTCGCTGACATCGACGTATCCGTTCTACGCCTATTACAACCCGACATTTACCGGCGCACTCGGGTCACTGAAACTCTGGCCGAATGCGACAGGCACAGGACTACAGGGAGCACTCTACTATCCGCAACAGGTGAATCGATTCAACACGGTGAACGATACGATCGCTCTTCCGCCTGGATACAATCGGTTCATGCGTGACAATCTGGCCATCGAGCTATTCCCTGAGTTCAGGGAAGGGCAGCAGATGGATACCGGGCTCATGCAATCGGCATCGGAAGCGAAGGCAAACCTGAAGCGCATCAACAATCGGTTAATGGACTTGCAGACCGATCCCATTCTCTTGTGGGCCGCTCGGCGTGGTCCATCTATACAGGGCCATGAAGTATCCGGGCTTCATTGGGGTGAGTGATAAGACGCAGAGTCTGTCAGCCAACCCTGAAGAGACGATCAACTGGTATTACGAATCGCAGCCTCAGCATGCGAAGAATACCGCTGCGCTATATCCGACACCGGGATTCACCGTTTGGACAACCGTCACACCAACCATTGCTCAAGGTGGACGAGCGCTATTCACTGAGAACGATCGCACCTTCGCAGTCATAGGCAATTACTACGGAGAACTATCCATCGTGCCTACGGCTGGCGTCTTGAGCAACACATTCACATTAAGAACGCCGGTTAGCTACGATGCCAATCAAGCGCAGATCGTGACGAACGGATCGAATGCAAATCAAGCCATGATCTCGAGCGGGACCAATGGCTATCTGCACGATTTAGCCACGAATGCCGTCACGCAGGCATTGACGGGCGATTGCGTAATGGTCGGCATGCTCGACGGCTATTTCATTGCCTTGGATCCATTGACGAGCACGTTCCGCATTTCGGCGCTCAATGATGGAACCGTCTGGGATCCGACGCAGTTCGTCTCGCGTTCCAGTGCGCCTGATAACTGGGTGGCGATGGCCGTCGTTCCACCAGACATCTGGTTCATCGGTAGCAAGACTGGGGATGTGTGGTATGACGCCGGAACATTCCCCATGCCGCTCGCACCTCGAACCGGCATCAGTTACAAGTTTGGGATTGTGGCTCCATTCACACTGAAAGCCTCTGGGGCATCGCTCTTCTGGCTCAGTCGTAATGACGATGGAGGCGGTATCGTCGTTCGCACACGTGGCTATTCTCCGACACCGATCAGTGATGCCGCTGTGGAAACGGCCATCGCCTCGTATGAGCGCGATTTCCTCATCACCGATGCGGAAGCGATGATCTATCAGGAAGAAGGGCACACTTTCTACGTGCTGCACTTCCCCTCAGTGCCTCAGACATGGGTCTATGACATTGAAGAGAACAAGTGGGCGAAACGGAGCTACTGGAATCCCAACACGATGAAAGACGAACTCTGGAGAGCCCGAGTGCATACCTACGCCTTTGGGAAGCATCTCACAGCCGATTTTACGACGAACAACATCTGCGACATGAGCGTTGTGACAGGGACCGAAGCGGACGGATCGGCCATCCGTCGCACTCGGATTGCTCCAGGCATCTTCGATCAGAAGCAGCAGATTCCGATCCGGAATATGGAGATTTTTCTGCAGTCCGGACTGGGACTCAATACCGGCCAAGGATCTGACCCAAAAGTGCTATTCTCTACGAGTGATGACGGCGGCAATACATGGGGGAATGAACGATCCGTATCGGCTGGCAAGATAGGGCAATTCAAGCGAAGATTGCGTATGTGGCGCATGGGCGTCCCACGAGATCGCGTCAATAAGATGGTGGTCACGGATCCGATTCCGTGGCGCATCATCGATGCGTTTATCAACAATGATGGGCTCTGATGGCGACCATCGATCCGCCTCCCTACATTGCGCCAATCGCGGAGGGGCGCAGCGAAGTGATGGGCAGTGCCTGGATGCGCTGGTTTCAGGCCAGCGTATTCAACGTGCTGAGCAGCACGCCAACCGTGTTCTCGGCTCGAGTGGGACTGGTAGCGCAGAATGCGTCGATTGGGACGACGAACATTCCCTTGCCGGCCATCTCGGCTGGGCAATACATCATCAGTTACTATGCGAGGATTACCACACCATCCGGCGTTTCGAGTTCGTTGACGGTGAATTTAGGGTGGACGGAGAGTGCAATTCCGCTGTCATTTTCTGGAGCGGCGATGACAGGCAATACCATTACCACTGTGCAGAGTGGAAGCCAGATGATCATCGCTGATGGAAACACGCCGATAACCTATTCGACGACATATGCAAGCAATGCGGCGAACGACATGCAATATCGGTTGACCGTGATTGTGCAGAGCACCTAGATGATGACGAGGATTCTTCCAGTTGAAGAATGGGATCGACTGAAAGGGATGGATCTCGAAGGGCCGCTGTCGATGATGAATCCTGAGCATGTAGATGTCGTTGTCGTTGAGGATGATGGGAAGATCGTCGCGCATTGGATGCTCGTCTCGATGCTCCATGTCGAGGGGCTGTGGATTGCTCCTGAAGCTCGGAAACGTGGTGCAGTTGCACGTCGGCTGTGGAGTGGGATGCGTCAAACGGTGGCCGCACGAGGCAGTTCTAGCGTGCTCACTGGAGCCGTTTCCGAAGAAGTGAAGGGACTCTTGGATCACGCTGGAGCGATGTCTTTGCCTGACCAGTTTGTCTTGCCAATGAGAGGAAGATAGCAATGCCTGCGGTTCTTGCGATGCCACTGTTTTGGGGCGCTGTCGGGGCGACGGCTGGAGCTGGCGCTGGCATTTATGCCGCCAATAAGCAGTCGGGCGCTGCCGATACAGCCGTCAATGCTCAGACGCAGGCAGCGAACTATGCTGCGAATCTGCAATCACAAGCCGCTCAACGAGCATTGGACTTTCAGAAGCAGCAAGCGGCAATCGATCAGGCCAACTTCCAGAAGACGCAAAGCGCAAACTACGGCCAATATCAATCGAATGCCAACGAGAACTATGGCCAGTATGCCGCTGGAACGCAGACTGACTATGACCGATGGGCACTCCATCAGAACAACATGGGGTATCTCGGACAACTTCTCGGATTGCCAGCACGTCAACTTCCAGCCGCACATATCGCGGCTCCTCCAGTCTTCGGCGCCGATCCTTTCTCGAGCGGAGGAACAGCCTCGAGTGGACCTCCTTCGCAGAGCATCATGGATGCGCTGAAGGCGAACTATAAGAGCTTGGGCTATGCACCAACAGGACCAGGGACAGGGCCGACAGACATTGACTACATGGCGAAGCAAGCACAGGCATCGTTGGATGCTGGAGAACGCCCCCTATCATATTGGTTGGGACCGAATGGACGCATCGCCGCAGAGATTGCGAAGGCCGGCGTGAAGCCGACCGTGGGAGGATAGACCGTGGCCGCGATTACCGATCCGAATGACCCCAGACTGACAGATCCGGCCTATGCCAGTGACCCGGATGTTCTTGCCTATCTGAACGGAATTTACGGTGCTGGTGGAACGGCCATGACACCTCCGACGCCGACCAGCACATGGAATGCGCCAACACAGGCATGGAATCCCACCGGACCAGTCACAGATCCGAATGACCCACGGCTCACGGATCCGGCCCATGCGACAGATCCTGATGTCCTGAGCTATTTGAACGGGATCTATGGACCGAGTGGCACGGCGCTGAACCCTCCACCGACATCTGCCGGAGCACCTGCGCCGACTTGGAATCCTCAGACACAGGCATGGAATGCGCCTCCATCTTCCACAGCAACACCTATTCCTGATCCTGGGACAGTTGGTGGTGGAACGTCTGCTCCTGCACCTGCTCCGACTACTGCATCGCCTACAGCATCTGGAAGTCCCTATTTTGGGATGAACATCGGAGACTTCACAAAGCCATTCACTGAGCAGTTCAACGCACCGGAACGGAAAGATATTCCAGATGCTCCGGTATTCAAAGCGCCAGATTTCAAGACGCCCAATCCGTTTTCGGCTCCAAGTCCAGAGGAAGCTTCGAAGGATCCGGGCTATCAGTTCACGCTTGGGCAGGGATTGCAGTCCTTGTTGAATAGCCGTGCGGCTGGAGGCAAACTCAACTCAGGAGAGACGGGTAAAGCCCTGATCGATTATGGTCAAGCGGCTGGAACAACACAATATACGAATGTCTATAATCGAGATCTGGCCGATTACATGACGAACTATAAGACCCAATATATGGATCCATATCAGAATGCCTATCAGAATGCCCAAGGCGAGTTCGCGCCTAAACTCACGGCATGGTCTGTCAAGGCTCCTCTGATTCAATCTCAGAATAATACGGATTATCAGAATGCCTACAATAAATGGCTAGAAGATTACAAAATGTATACCGACAATCAAAACAATGCCTTCGACAAGTTCTATAAAGTGCTCGGAGGTTAGGGAATGGCTGGCCCGTTTCAGTTTGAGACGTATCACAATCCCTACGTGCAAAGCATTTCGCAATTGATGCTGGCACCAGCGCAAGCACAGGCGCAGGCCGCGCAGACGATTGGACAGGCGCAGGCGAATGCGGCGCTCGCTCGAGGACAAGCATGGAGCGGAGCGGCACAGAACATCGGTCAGGATGTGGCTTCGATCGCACGCCAGTATGCCCAGCAGCAGCAGCAAGCACCGATCAATCAGTTGAACGCGATTCGTGCTAGAGAAGCCGCACGTCTAGAGGCTGGAGGCCAAGCCGTTGCACGCATGGAACAGCCGCAACAACTACCGCCTGGAGTCGAAGGTCCGCAGCCCGAAAATTATCTCACACCGGAAGGTCTGTTTGACATCCCGAAGATGTCGAAAGCGCTGAGTGGGATGGGCTATGGAGACAAGGCGCCAGATCTGCTCCAACATGCTGAGACGATCAATAACTCGATTCAAAAGAGCATTGAGAACGAAAAGCAGTCCGCGAAGGACCATGCGGTGCTGCTGGGCGATTTGGCCGCTGGCGCGCTGAAACTCGCAAATGCTGGCACACCGCTCGAGCAAGCAATGGATACCGTGGTCCAGCCAGCACTCGCGACGAAGCGGATCAAGCCAGAAGAATATGCACAGGTCAAGCAGCAACTGATGGCACTGTCGCCTGATAAACAGGTAGCAGGTTTGACTAGTCTAATGGACCAAGCGGCTCAGATTTCACCAAATAAGACACTTGCGGAAGGTGCGACAGAGACGGATCGCTATGGGCGCGTCGTCGCGACCGGACAACAGAAAGCAGGAGAAGGACAGCACGTCATCAACGGCCAGCTCGTTGGGCCAGACGGAAAGCCGATTGGAGAACCTGTTCCGAAGCAGATCGATCCAATCGAGCAAGCACTCCATCAAGCACAACTCGCAGAGATCAATGCAAAACTTAATGGCACGGTTCCGCTCTCACAGAAGGACCGCGCAGAACTTCAGATCCAGCGCGAACGGCTGGCGATGGAGCAGAAGAACAATGAAGCCGCTCCGACGCTGACGCCTGATGCACTGAACCTCACGGCGAAGATGTATGCCATGACTGGCCAGCTGCCTCCTATGGGACTTGGTAAGACAGGCGCAGCGGTCAGGGCGAGCATCATCAACAAAGCGGCTGACGAATACAAGAGCCTTGATCTGCCGCAACAGATTGCTGCCTATAAGGCCAATCAGCAGTCTCTGACGAAAGTTCAAGGCACGGCTGATAAGGTGTCTGCCTTTGAGAACACGGCAGGCAAGAACCTCGATCAGTTCCTCTCGCTGGCTGAGAAGATTCCAGACACAGGCTCACCGTGGGTCAATCAACCGATCCGATCGTTGGATGTCAAGACACTCGGAAGCACGGACCTCGCAGCAGCAAATGCGGCTCGAGAGGTGGCGCTGCGTGAGATTGCCCGTGTCACAAACGATCCGAATCTCTCAGGTTCATTGACAGATTCTGCACGCAAAGAGATCCAAGGACTCTCACCTGAATCAGCGACATTCGCGCAGATCAAGGCTGTGGCGAAGGTGCTCAGGCAGGACATGGCCAATGTGCATTCTGGCCTGAATGAGCAGATTGCAGACATTCAGAGGCGCATTGCTATACCTCCAGGCCAAGTAGTGCAGCCGACTGCTCCAGCCGCCTTGGTTCCGACGATGCGCTATAACCCTGCCACTGGTAAGGTTGAGCCGATTGTGAAGCCGTGATGGCTGAGAAGGTCATCGACATCCCTGGCGTTGGGCCTACGGCCTTTCCTGATTCGATGTCCGAACAGGAAATCAATGCGGCTGCGACAAGAGCCTATCAAGACGCCAATCCTGGCAAGAAGCAACCGCCTGTGAAGTCATGGGTGGATACCGCCGTGAATGCCATTCCCAGCGTCATGGGAACGGCAGGAGCCATCACAGGCGGGATCGGAGGAACAGCCTTCGGTCTCGGCTTTGGAGGCGTTCCTGGGGCGGCTGGTGGGGCTGCATTGGGCACAGCCACAGGCGAAGCGGCCAAACAACTGATCAATCGCGCTCGAGGCGCTGAGGTTCCAGCCACTTCAGGCGAAGCCGCAGCAGACATCGCTATTCCGGCCACGATTGCCGGTGTCTCGACTGGCGTCATTGGGGTTGGGACCAACCTTGCTAGGCCATATGTCGGTGCTGCCTTGCAGAAGGTTGGTGGTCTCATGGAGTCTCCAAAGACCGTGAGGCAACTCGCTGGGCAAGGCGTTGCTGCTGCTGGCAGGGCGATCGATGCGGCACAATCAACTCCTGCTCCAAAGATGGTTCTCAATGCCACAGACATCGGTCGCATTCGACAATTGATGTCTGTCGGTGTTCCTCAAGGCGAAGCCACACGGCAAGTCTGGAATCTGAAAATTCAGGCTATCGTTCAAGGCTGGAAGCCGTAGAATAAGGACCAGATGGCCTCAGGGACATACGCCCCAGACCCGTTTGAGCAATATTGCGATGATGACGGGAATCCGCTTTCCAGTGGATCACTGACGACGTATGCCGCTGGAACGTCCACACCAGTGGCGACCTATTCTGATGTCAACCTAACCGTCGCGAATACCAATCCGATTAGTCTCGATGCAGCAGGTAGACCGACGAGCGGGGCAATCTTCCTCACACCAGGAGTCTCTTACAAGTTCATCCTCATGGATGTTCTTGGAGCCACGGTCGCGACCAGAGATAACATCGCGGCGGTTCCGCTGAATCCCAATGTCACGGGCACATGGGTTCCTGTCATTGGCGGATCAACGAGTCAAACTGGCCAGACCTATGGCCTACAATTCGGCTCCTATATCAAACTAGGAACAGTCGTCATCCTGTTCTATTCAGTGAGTCTCACTGGGAAAGGCGCGATCGTCGGCAATCTTCAGCTCAAAGGATTACCATTTGCGGCGAATTTCGGCACGGCTACTACCATTGGTGCATGGAATAACACAAATACGAATTGGATTACCCTGTCATTATTGGTGGCGTTCAATGATAGCGTCGCGACGATAGAAGGGGTGAATGCGGCAGGCACGTCAAGTCTAACCAATCTTACAACGGCAGACATTACCAATACGTTCTTCCTCAATGGTTCGTTGACGTATTCAACATCGAGTTAGCGTGCATGCCATCCCGTTTCTCACACCGCAGCACGAAAGCTCCACATCGGAGCCGAGGGACTTTGGTCATGAAGATCAAGTGAGCCCGCCACGCGATGAGTCTCGGCGGTCCACAGACGCATCGCGACTCTCCTTCAATCTCCAAACGGTGCTGCTCATCGTCAGCGGTGTGCTGGCGACGACTGGTGGATTTTGGGTTGCGACATCACAATTGCGATCCGATGTGGCGGTCATCCGTCAGGTGCAAACCGATCAATCCAAGATTGATGAGATGAAAGCCAAACTGGAAGAAGCGAATCAGAAACTCATGCAGCAAAGCATCGAATCGCTGCGTGGCGAAGTGAACAGCGTGCGCGGACTCGTGCAACTCGCCAATATTGACATCGGCAATGTGCGCCGAGAAATGAACGATCGAGGAGCAAAAAAATGAGCAACGGCGCAGGTTCAACGTGGAAGATGCTTCCATGTTTTGCCGCGCTTCAGATCGCTCACGGTCATCTGATGAATGCCATATTCGGCTGCGATCACTTCTTGCGTGCGGCCATCTATCAGGATGGCGATAGCCATCGCTTCGGTCAATTTGGCTTGACCATGCCGTTCTCCGTATCGGTGTCGACCTTTCTCAACGCAGTCCTGCATGTTCGCTTTGCGGTCACCAAGGAATAAATGCTGAGGGTTCACGCACGTCTTATTGTCGCAACGGTGGCAGACATCCATGCCTTGCGGAATCTCTCCGACAGCGAAGGCATAGGCTAACCGATGGGCATAGAACATTCGCTGCCTCACGCCTTTGCGCTGCAAGGAGAAAGTTCCATAGCCGGATGTGTTGACGTTGCTGTTCCACGTCCAGCATTCATCAGGGCTTCCTTTGGTGACTTTCGACCAGAAGCGATTCACGTCTTGACTCATTCGGCCATTCTATCACAACAGGAGATACGTTAATGTCAAACGGCGCAGAATGTTGTGCCTTGGGGATTTGCTGTCCTCCCGCTGAACAGCGAGCGGCCTTGGCGAAGATTCTGGTGCGGGATACTGGCTGCGATGATGACGAAGCGGATGCCGCAGCCCAATGCGTGCTCAATCATTTCGCTCTGGCGCCCAAAGCGTTCGACGCAGTGGTGGCAGACATCGTTGAACGGGCCAGAAAGCATTTCGCCTCTGGCGTATAAAAGCGGCGATGGGTGACGCTGAGGTAGCCGTTGCGCAGACTACGGCTGAAGAGGAACGGCAATCGGCTGGGAAGCGGGCCGAAACGGAACTTCGCACGGCTGGCCAACGGCAAGTCAATCTCATATGGGAGACAACCCAGCAACGAATCGCCTT